TCCTAGAGGCATGTTTGATGACTACCCTTTCTCAACACTGGGGATCTGGATAGAGATAGGGGCGCGGCCGAGCGCGTGGGTGGTGAGCCGCTTTGCGGCGATTGTGGTGGAGTATAAGACGGTGATGTGTATCTCTTGACATAAAGACGGAAATGTGATATACTAGAGATATATAATACTAGATATCTAGATATATATTATATATAATTATATAATATCTAGATATATATATAATACTAGATATTATATATAATCAATATATAATAATTTATTATATTTAACTATGAATAATATACTAGAGTTATATATTATAAAACTATTATTAAATAATAATTATTATAATAAATATAATTTATATATCAACAGAGAATATTATAAAAATAATTATCCTGAAATTTATAAAATACTTTCTTGTGTAGATAATCTACATGCTCGTCTTAAAGACAGAGATTTTTCTTGTGATGATCTGGAGGCAGCTTTCTTCATTGCCAATCCAGCAATGAAAGCTGCCGACAGAGAGTTCTACATCTCTGTCTTTAACAAACTTCGTTCTACTGAAATAGACGAAGAAATTGCTCTCCAATCTTTGGAGATGCACAAAAAGAGAACTATCTCTTTTGAGATAGCCAAAGTAGCGTTTGAAGTTAGTGAAGGGAAAAGAGACTATGCTGAACTTGAAAGCAAAATTTCAAGACTTGATCTCTCGCTTACGTCTCCTGAGGAAGTCCTGTTCGTCTCAGACGACCTCGAAGAACTGTTCGAGCACACTGTCAAAGAACGGGGATTGCGGTGGAGAACACACACACTCAACAAAATGCTCGGGTCGTTGCGAAAGGGTGATTTTGGTTTCCTCTTCGCAAGGCCTGAAGTGGGAAAAACCACCTTTCTAGCAAGCGAGGTGAGTTACATGGCAGAGCAGTTACACGCCTGTAACTCAGACAAATACATCTTGCACTTCAACAACGAGGAATCTGGAGACAGAGTCAAGATCAGATACTATCAGGCAACACTTGGTCTTACTGTTGACGAGCTCTTTGCAAACAGGAAACGTAACACTGAAGAGTTTCTTAAGAGAACAGGAGGTAGAATTAAAATCTATGATCAAGCATCAATACACCGTCGTCAAGTAGAAATGATTTGCAAGCAATATAATCCCGGGCTTATTGTTTTTGACTCTATCGATAAGCTTAAGGGGTGGAAAGAGGATAGAGATGATTTGGTCTATAAAGAAATTTATCAGTGGGCTAGGGAATTGGCTAAAGAATACTGTCCTGTTATCGGAGTGTGTCATGCTGCCGCGTCTGGAGAGGGGAAGCGATACCTCACAATGGATGATGTGGCATACGCTAAAACAGCTAAACAAGGAGAAGCCGATTGGATTCTTGGTATTGGTTATTCTGGCAAAGAAGGAATGGAGTTTGTCCGGCACCTTCACGCGCCTAAAAACAAACTCCTTGGTGACGAAGATAGCGACAGCGAACTCAGGCACGGAAAAGTAGATGTCCTAATTCAGCCTGAGATTGCAAGATACGCGGATTTAATTGATTGGAGCAAGTCATGAGAAAAGTTCTTGTGACAGGATGTACTTCTGACATTTGCCCTTGCAAAGAAGAGTGTTGGAGATATGAAATAAGAAAACTCTCGTTGAGCAAAGTAAACGAGGACTTTTCAAAATATCTTATTGTTGTTGGTGGTCGTAAGCCCAAATGTGATTATTTTTGGCCTCTTAATAAAGGAACTACTCATGGCTAACATTAAAAAGATTTCTCCCAAAACAAACATTCCTGTCTTCAATCAGGAGATCGTGGATTTTTTAGAGACTCTTCTTGAAAGAGCAAAGAAAGGAGATATAGAGGCGATTTTAGTTGCAGCCTCTACAACAGAAGACACTATAGAATTTGGAAAGATTGGGTTTAATGTTATAGAGGCACTAGCAGTAGCAAGCAGAATTCTTTATAGTTCTAATATCGAGTGGGATGGGCTTTCTGAATAATGAGATACCTTGCCTTTGATACAGAAACTACCACAAGACAAAGTGGCAGTCCTTGGAACCCAAACAACGAGCTTGTGTATCTAGGCTTCTCTTGTAACGGAAATATAATTACTATCCCAGTAAAGTATAAATCTGAAAAACGGACAGACGATCTTTGGAACATTTGGAAAGAGAGTTTGAAGTCTTGTGATGTTGTTGTGGCATTCAATGCCAAGTTCGACTTGCATTGGATTCGTCTCTATGGATTTGAGGAGTGGAAAGATAAGCAAATTTGGGATGTTCAAGTTGCACACTTCCTCATGACTAACATGACACAAAAACTTCCCTCTCTTAATGATGTTGCAGACTATTGGAACATTGGTAAGAAGGAAGATAAAGTTGCAAAGTATTGGGAAGAGGGATACGACACACATCAAATTCCTGAAGATGTGCTTGTCGAATATCTAGAGCAAGATGTGAGATTGACAGAGGAGTGTTTCAAGAGACAACTAGAGTGGTTTAAAGATCGCCCAGAGAAGATGCGTCTGTTCAAACTCCAGATGTTGGATTTGAAAATCTTGTGTGAAATGGAGTGGAACGGAATGCTCCTCGACAAGGAAGGGCTATTGAAAAAAGGAAACGATCTCCAAGAGGAAGTTAAAAAGTGCGACCAAGAATTGTTTAAGTATTTCCCTAATCCACACATCAATTGGAGCTCCGACGATCATGTTAGTGCATGTCTCTATGGAGGAATTCTAAAATATAAAGTACGAGAGAAATACACCAAAGTTCTCAAATCTGGAGAGGAACGTGTCAGGGAACATTGGGTAGTCAAGGAAGTTAAAATGCCCCGCTTAGTGGAACCTCTGAAGAAAACAGAGTGTGCCAAGCCGGGGTATTGGAAAACCAACGAGAAGATTCTGCTGTCGTTGAAAGGGAATAAAAAAGTAAAACACATCATCAATATTCTCTTGAAGCGCAGCAAATTAATGAAAGCAATTGACAGTTATTATCTTGGTTTTCCTAATATGCTTGACGAGTATGAAATCAAGGACAACATATTGCACGGACAATTGAATCAGTCTGTTGCTGCTACTGGAAGGTTGTCTAGTAGCAATCCTAATATGCAAAATGTAGAGGAGGGAGTGAGGGAGTTTATCATTTCGAGGTATTAAATGCTAATCAAAGTCGATGCAAAAGCGCTTGAGTGGAGAGCTGCTGCTTACTTATCCCAAGATGAAGTTGCTATTAGGGAAATTGTAGAGGGGGTAGATGCACACGAAAACAATCAAAAGATGTTCGGCCTTCCTTCAAGGCTCATTGCAAAGAAGTATCTGTTTCGTCTTATCTATGGGGGAAGTGCCTATAGCTATTCTGTTGACCCTGATTTTGATGGTGTTGGCGACTTAAAATTTTGGGAAGAAGTTATAGAGAGAACTTACAAGAAGTACAGCGGCCTCGCAAAGTGGCACACTACTATCCTTAGGGAGACGATACGCAATAAGGGATTGCTTACTATCCCTACAGGAAGAACGTTCAAGTTTAAGCAGTATCCCAACTACAAAGGAGAAATGGAATGGCCTAGAACACAGATTCTTAATTATCCAGTTCAGGGGTTCAGCGCAGACTTGATGATGATTGCTAGGATAAGTGCCCACAATCGAATATCAAGAATGCCTGAATATCCAGAGAGGATCAAGTTCTTTAATACTGTCCACGACGACATCCAATTGGATGTTGACAATGATCCAGAATTGTGTTATAATATTTGTATAACACTGGAACAAGTATTCGAGGACTTGCCCAAGAACTTTGAGAAGGTGTTTAAGCTTCCCTTTAATGTGCCTATGGCAGGGGAAGTTTCTTATGGAAAGAATCTATTAAACTTGAAAAAGTTTGATAGAAACGAGGAGATCACATGCAAGTAAAAATCGAAGACATCAGCACTGAAACAATTAAGAAAGGTAAAAACACTTACCAAAAGATCAACGTGACTTACAAGCAAGGAGGACAGCAGAGGACGTACACTGCAATGTCTTTCTCTAATCCCGGAGTGTTTGCCAAGCTGGCTCAAGCCAAGGCAGGAGATGTCTTGGAAGTCAAGCCAGAGAAGAACGACCGAGGATTTTGGGAATGGGTAGATGTGAATAAGGTAGTAGGAGTTCCTATGGTAGTTCCTCAAAAACAGGACAACAGCCGGTATGAAACCCCGGAGGAGAGGGCTCTTCGTCAACGGCTCATCGTCCGGCAGTCCAGCCTGTCGGCAGCCATTGACTTGTTGAAGACGGAAAAGAATGTTCCGTCTGTCGAAGAAGTGCTCAAGGTAGCAGAGCGATTCTGTGATTGGGTGTTTGAAGTTGAAGAGGAGGAAGCAGACAAAGGGAAATTTGATCTTTCTGCTAGTGGTCTTGAAGACTTGACTGACGACATTCCCTATTGATCTAGTAAGGAGGTAGTATGTATAAAATTATCTTCAAAGGAAAGCGGTATAACTCTAAAACTTTTCTGACTTATGACCAAGCAAGGAACTACATTCGGAAACTTCTTCGCAAGAAGAAGTTTTCTCTTCTTGTTCCGCCGCATCTTCGTTCTTTGAAGTGGAGGACTCCTGCAATTTCTGACTTTGGATTTTCTATTAAGAAGGTAGCTTAATTAACCATTGGGGCGGGTGTAGTTTAATGGCAGAACCCCAGCCTTCCAAGCTGGTGATGCGGGTTCGATTCCCGCCATCCGCTCCACAAACAACCCCCCGTAGCGTAGGGGATAACGCAGAGAGCTTCTAACTCTCTAGACGGAGGTTCGAGTCCTCCCGGGGGGACCAAACAAAAGGATTGTGCAATGGAAGAAAACGATCTCGTAAACCTTGCTAGAGAAATGGCAAAGAAGAGCCAAATTAAGACACATTGGCCGGGATGTGAAAGAGATCATCCTTATTGCCTTCTGCTAAAATTGGCGGATGAAGTAGAAACCTTGAGAGAGAAAATTTTTGAGTTGGAAGAAATGAAAACTTTATAAAAATGCAGCTATATTGGTTCCGCAGGGCATGATAAATGAAACCTATTGCGTATTACAATGAAATTGATTCCTATGCAGCACAGTGGCTGCGTAATTTGATCTCTGCGGGACATATCGCGCCCGGAGACGTCGATGAAAGGAGCATTGAAGATGTCAGACCAGACGACCTCCACGGATATACCCAGTGCCATTTCTTCGCAGGAATTGGTGTGTGGAGCTATGCTCTGCGAAAAGCTGGATGGCCAGATGATCGTCCAGTCTGGACAGGCTCCTGCCCTTGCCAGCCTTTCAGCACGGCAGGCAAAAGAAAAGGGATTGCTGACGAGCGGCACCTATGGCCCGCATGGTTCCATCTCATCGAGCAGCGCCGCCCTCCAGTCGTGTTTGGCGAGCAGGTTGCAAGCCCTGACGGATATGTTTGGCTCGACCTTGTTTGGACTGACTTGGAAGCAGCAGGCTACGCCTTCGGGCCGATTGTTTTACCTGCTGCGGGCTTCGGTGCGCCGCACGCAAGGCACAGGATTTACTTTGTGGCCGATCAACGCCCTACTCGGCCGGATGGTATGGCTTGCGGCCTGGACAACACCGATGGCGAACGACGCGACCGGGAGCACGCATTGCTACGGGCCGGAGAAGCCGGACGGGACGAGAGCGACATATCTGAAGCTCCCAGGTCAAGCGAATCTGGTGCAGGCCGTCCGACTAACGGCTTCTGGCGAGATGCTGACTGGCTCTTGTGCCGAGACGGAAAATGGAGGCCGGTTGAACCCGGCACATTCCCGCTGGCTGATGGGCCTGCCGCCAGAGTGGGACGACTGCGCGCCTATGGGAATGCAATCGTCGCGCCGGTCGCGGAGGAATTTGTAAGAGCATTTATTGAGTATATAGTATGAATGAATTTATGATTTTATCTCTTAAGTTCTATCTATGATTCTTTTAATTGACAGCGACATTGTAACTTATCGCATTGGATTTACTACCAATAACGATGAGGAGTGGGTTGCTTTAGCTAGAACAGATACCTTGATAGAAGATATTTGTTTGGAAATGAATAGTGAGGAGTATAAATGTTTTCTCACTTCAACTGACAAATCAAACTTTAGGTATAAGATATATCCAGAGTATAAAGCAAACAGGAAAGTGGAGAAGCCAGTACACTATGAAGCTATTCGGGAACACTTGGTCAAAGCGCACGGAGCTGAAATCGTTTACGGTATGGAGGCAGACGATGCTCTTGGTATTGAACAAAATGAAAACACTTGTATCTGTTCGATAGACAAAGACCTCTACCAAATAGAAGGGTGGCATTACAACTTTGTAACAAAGGAGAAGTTCTTTATCACAAAAGAGGAAGCTCTTTGTAATTTCTATAAGCAATGTTTGATTGGGGATAAGGGCACAGACAACATCCCTGGGTGTCCGGGAATAGGAAAGAGGATAGCAGATAAGCTGCTTGTCCCGGAGATGTCCGAAAAGGAAATGTTAGAAGTTGTTCTTAAAACATATGAACAACAATACAAGAAGAAGGGTCTTCCTAATTGGAAGGAAGATTTTCTTAGAAACGCGCGTTTAATAAAACTAAAAAGAAAGTGGGGGGAGGAGCTTTGGGAAATCCCAAGTTTTGGTTCTTGCGAAATGGACAAAGGGTCAGAATCTACAACTGGAATGCTGGGGGAGAGTATTCAATCCACGGAGCAATAGAAGGTCCTGACGGATGGCAAATTTGTGCTTGGCTTCCTAATGGCCGACTTCATCACGACTCTCGATCCAGCATTGATTTAATTGGAGTGGGAGAGATTGCGAAAAAAGAAAAAGAATAATCGATATAAATCTGGTCTTGAAGAGAGAGTAGCAGATTATCTTACACAATTAGGAATACCTTTTCGTTACGAGCCATTCAAGATTTCTTATATTCAACCTGAAATAACAAGATCGTATTGTCCAGATTTTGTTCCTGAGAACTGCGATAATTTTATTATTGAAGTAAAGGGGAGATTAACTGCATCTGACAGGAAAAAATACGAACACTTTAGAAAGAGCAACCCAGAAATTACTATTGTATTTTTGTTTGAGAGAGCAACAGAGAAAATAAGAAAAGGAAGCAAAACTACCTACGCAGATTGGGCAGAAAAGAACGGGTTTGAGTGGGCGGATTTTCGTCATGGTATTCCTAAAAAATGGGTGAGGATTTTCAAATATGGAACTCAAAATTAAAATAAGAAGTCCTAGCAATGTTTATACTTTTTCTTCAGATTTCTCTGAAGAAGAAATTAAGGCCCTTGCTACTTTTGCTCTTCAAAGTTTGGTTGATAGCGGAGTGGTAGTTCCTAATATCCCAGAAGATATTAAAAAGAAAATAGAAGAAGACTTTGTCAAAGACTATCTTTCTATAATTCCAAAAGAGGCTTTGCCCGAAGCATGATTACAGATCACATTGTAATTGGAGACGCCCATGCAAGACCCGATGTTCCAAATGATCGATTTACTTGGATGGGTAATTTTGTACGAGATTATATTGAAGCTCATCGAGATCACAATATAGTTGTTATTGAAATGGGAGATTGGGAGGATATGGAATCCCTTTCTTCTTATGACATGGGGAAAAAAAGCTATGAAGGAAGACGCTACAAACGAGACCTTGAAGCTGCTTGGGACGCTAGAGAAAAGTTCATCGCTCCTATTAGAAGGAGTCTTAATCCTTCGCGTTCTGGCAGAAAAAGAACCGGAAACGTTTCATTCTATGCACTCGGAGGTAATCACTTTGAAGGACGGATTCTTCGAGTCATTGAAACGACTCCTCTCCTTGACGGAACGATTAGCGTCGAAGACGGGAGACACAAAGAATTTGGGTGGGAATATGTCCCTTTTCTTGAACCCCTCACTGTCAATGGCGTCACCTACGTCCACTATTGGCAAGGAAGAGGAACAGGACAGCCAATCGCATCAGGAAAAGCACCAGCTAGAACTCTTTTGAGAGAGAAGCACTGCTCTACAGTTGTTGGCCACAATCACATTTCTGATGTGACCAGTGAGATTACTGCTTCTGGGGATAGGATTTGGGGGGTGTCTGCTGGGTGTGCTCTTGATCCCGAACAAGTAGAGAATTACGCAAAGCAAAATAATAAAGATTGGTATCGGTGCATTAATGTGTTTAGAGATGTCCACAACGGAGATTTCAGAGGAGGCTATGAGATAATTCCCATGTCGAAGTTGAAGGAGTGGTATGGAAAATGACTACTACGTTTGTAGAGCTCAAAGAGAAACTTTACAGAGAGGAGGAGTGCTTTCTATTAGAGCTTCTTGGTATTACTTCTGAGGATATAGTAGAAAGATTCCAAGATATTATTGAAGACAAGTTTGAGGTTCTTCTGAGGGAATTGGGAGACGATGACGACACTTAATTTGTATCAAAGTGTAATCCACAAGAGCAGGTATGCCCGGTATCTCCAAGAGAAAGGGAGAAGAGAAACTTGGGAAGAAACTGTGGACCGTCTTATCAAGTTTCTTGAAGAACGAGTAAACGAGCCTCTTGATTTCGCAAGACAGGCAATTCTGAACTTGGAAGTTGTTCCGTCTATGCGTCTATTGATGACTGCTGGAGAAGCTGTCAAGAGGGATAATATTGCCGCTTACAACTGTGCGTACCTTGCAGTTAATACTAAGAGGGCTTTTAGTGAAGCGCTTTATATTTTGATGAACGGTACTGGAGTTGGATTCTCTTGTGAGAGGCAGGAGATTGCAAATCTACCTACCATTCCAGATACTTTTAAGGAAGTGGAGGATGTAATTGTTGTTCAAGACAGCAAGCTCGGATGGGCAAAGGCTTTTAAAAAGCTCTTGTCTTCGTTGTGGGAAGGAGATATTCCGAAGATTGACTACTCAAGAATTCGTCCGGCTGGGGCGCGGCTTAATACGTTTGGGGGAAGAGCTTCCGGCCCGGAGCCACTGCGAAGATTGTTTGAATACGTTATTCATGTGTTCAAAAGCGCAGCAGGAAGAAAACTAACTTCTATTGAAGTGCACGACATCATGTGCATGATTGGTGAGATTGTTGTGGTAGGGGGTGTTCGACGCTCTGCTCTCATCAGTCTTTCCAATCTTACTGATAGACGGATGAGGGAAGCCAAGGTGGGGGCGTGGTGGGAAGAAAATCCACAGCGGGCTCTTGCCAACAATAGTGTTGCCTATACTGAGAAACCAGATGCTGCGACTTTCTTGGAGGAGTGGCTTTCTCTTGTGAAGTCCAAGTCTGGAGAGCGAGGAATCTTTAATAGGGTTGCTGCTCAGAAACAAGCAGCAAGGTGGGGTCGCCGAAACCCAAACCTAAATTATGGATGTAACCCCTGCAGTGAAATTGTTCTTCGAGACAAACAATTTTGTAATTTGAGTGAGGTGATTATTCGTGAAAACGATGACTTCGAGTCTTTGAAGCGCAAAGTTGAAATTGCCACCATTCTTGGAACTATACAAGCTACTCTCACAGATTTCCAATTCTTGAGTGAGGGGTGGAAGAAAAATACTGAAGAAGAGAGATTGCTAGGAGTTAGTCTTACTGGTATTATGGATAACAGTTTGACAAACGGAACTAGGAAGGATGTCAACTTGCCTGAAATGCTTGAGAAGCTACGAGATCACGCAAGAGAAGTCAATAGAATCTGGGCTGCCAAATTGGGAATCCCAGAGGCTGCTGCAATCACTTGTGTGAAACCTAGTGGGACTGTCTCTGAGCTGGCAGGAACTGCTCCGGGAATTCATCCTAGATACAGCAAATACTATATTCGCAGGATCAGGCAGGACAATAAAGACCCTTTGACTTCTTTCTTGAAGTCTGTTGGTGTGCCACACGAACCTGCTTTTGGTAAAGAAGAAACAACAACTGTCTTTTCTTTCCCTCAAAAAGCGCCGGAAGGAGCTGTCTTTAGAAATGACAGAACTGCCGTAGAACAATTAGAGCATTGGTTGTTGTACCAGCGTCATTGGTGTGAGCACAAGCCTTCAATTACTGTCTATGTCAAAGACCATGAGTGGTTAGAGGTTGGTGCTTGGGTGTACAAACACTTTGATGAGATGAGTGGGGTTAGTTTCTTGCCGTACTCAGATCACATTTATAAACAAGCACCTTTTGAAGAGATAGATAAGGATACTTACGAAAAGATGGCTGCTCAAATGCCAGTCTTTGATTGGAATGATTTTTATGAAAAGGAGGACAATACTATTTCAAGTCAAGAGTTGGCATGTACATCAGGAGGATGTAATCTCTAAAAAGGAAAGCCCCGTTTGGGGCTTTCTTTATTTCTTCAGCGCTCCTACAATAGTAGGAGTGACTTTTTCAATCACTCTTCCACCAAAGTAGAACATCAAGACTGTTTGAATAATATCATTCAATACATTGCTGATGGCTACTCCGTAGATAACAGAGTAAGCAACAAGGACGAATGCACCGATTCCCCACAAAGGACGAACAACAGCAGCAAGAAGGGAAGTAAGGGCATTTCCTTTTGCGATCTCTGCAGCAGCGAGTTGTCTTGCACTGTTTCTATCAGCATACTCTGCCTCTATTCTATCCCAATCTTGCTTCATAAGAGCAAGAGTTAATTCTGCTTGCAGCTTTGCAGCGTCTGCCTCCGACATCTTCTCTGGAGGGAGAACTCTTTTGATTACATCAGGAATGAGGCTGCTGAGTAAAGTTATTAAAATCGTGGGCATGTTACACCTCTTCTATTTTTTCTTCTTTCTTTTTGGAGGTTTGCCTGTTGCTAGAGATTGTCCTGTAGAAGCTTGACAAATTCTAGCAGCTTTCCCTTTGTCAGCGCCTTGCGCTCTGACCTTTTGGTAGCACCGTTCCACTTTAGTTCCTTTAGGCATTTTCAATCTCCAATTCAATCTCTTCCTTGGCAGCGACAGCAGCTTTCATTTTTGCAAATAGTTCTTCAAATGCTTTTCTGCTTTGACCAATGAAATTAGTTCCACCCCAAAGCTTACCCACAAGAATACATCCTTCCGTGTCTTCTGAAGTATTTCCGGGATGGATTCTTACTCCTTCAAACCCGGGAACATCAAGGATATGAGGAAGTTCTCTCTTGAAGCGAGGACTATAATCGATTACAACCTTGTATTTTCCCGCTGGGATAGCAGTTTCACCAAAAATTTTAGTATCTCGTACCTTGTCTTCAAGAGTATAACATTGATATTCGCCGTCAACAAAAAGACGGCCAATGGTATAATTTGTTCCATATTCAAATCTTCTAATATAGATTTTCATTTTATTGCTTGAATCCAAAATGAACAGCAATCCAAGAAATAATGCCAACAAAAATCAATTGGAGTCCTCGTTTAACAATAGCTTTACTGAGGGTTCCTCCTAGCTCCTCTATAACTTCTTTTACTGTTTCTCTTACGATGGCTTTGATTTCTTCTTCCGTCATTTGTATTTCCACTCCGTACAAAACCCCAACCTCTGCAATTCAGGAAGTTGTTTTTCCAACCTGCATCCAATGTCCGTGCGATAAATAGGGCTATTAGGAAGCTCAACCTTTTCCACAATTTTGTATGCTTTTTCTTTTGCTTCTTCCACAGTAGAAGCCGATCCAGTACAGATGAGAACATAATCTCCAGCAGTCACCAACATTTCTTTTTCAACAATCTTTCCGTTCTCCTCTGCTGGAGCTTTATCCCAAGCACACTCGGCAGGGTGAACGTGTTTTCTGATGCTTGGATTATCGACACCATATACTGGATACCCGTAGCATTCTTTCTTTGTTATTCTGGAATACGGAAAGTCTGGCATTGCTACGACAACCCCTACTGAAATATCAGTAGAGGGGTTGAATGTGTCCTCTCCGTTTAAGGCATCTAGCATCCACTCTGCTGGGTCTCCTCTGTGGACTTCTTGTTGAATCTGGAACAAAGGCCACCCCGGCCTCGAAGTAAACTCAAGCGGCCAAATTCTTCCGTTCTTATCTATGATAGCAGATACATCAATGTATCCAGTATATCCTTGTCTGATGAGTTCTGCTTCAAGGGGCTTTAATAGATAGTCTGCAAGGCGGCTCTCTTGAACATATTTAATGACAGTGCCCATTTCACCGGTATTGACACCCTTATCATCGTTCATCAACTTCTTGTGCTCGAAGTTCTCGCACCACCACTGAGAGAACCCATTCAACCCCATCCAACCACCTACAGCAACTTCAATGCCGGGGCGGAACTCTTGCAAGAAGAACTCATCTTTTAGCTTTCCGTTCTTTTTCCACTTCTCCAACATAAAGACCAAATCTGCTGGAGATTTGGAAACATAAGACAAGGCTTTATCTGCGTCTCCGTTAGGCTTGGAGACGTATCTTTTCATGGTGCTTTTTACATAAGCAATTGCCTTATCATAATTTCTGAACGAGGCGGCAGGAATGATTTCGATGCCGTGCTTTGCTAGAACCTCTTGTCCCTTCTTCCTGTTTAATTCCCAAGAAGCAACCTCCTTATTTGGGCCGAAAATAGGGAATCCTTTGTTTCTATAAGACTCAAGGTCGTGCAGATACTTGGCATTGTCTGACAGGACAATCAGATCAGCCCATCTCATGTGCGGTTCCCAACTGGGAACCCGCATGTTAAATCCAAGACCTGTGAGTGATCTGCTGAAATCCTTGTTAGGACCAACAAACCACCTGATGTTGTGTCCTGCCTCTCTGCAACGAATAGCAAAATCAAGGAAGCAGGACTGGCTATCAATCAAAAGAATATTCATTGACGATTTCTCTTGTTACGTTGCATCAGGTGTTTTCTGAGCTGTCTTTGTTTCATTCTTTTTGCGATTGCTTTTTTTCTTTCTTCTGTCTCAACTGTGCGTATCCCAATTTGTTGCAACAAAAATTCTTCTGGTGATTTTGCAAAATAAGTTGGAGCTGCCCCCATCTGGAAAACAGGAACGTTTTTCATGATATATTCCATCAAGTCTATCCCGGCACCTTCAATATCTTGCCCGGGATAGATTACTGGGTTTCCAGTAAAGAGTTCTCTATTTGATGCAAGCTCAACGCCTGCTTTTGTTAGTGGGGGCATTTGCCAGAAGAGACCAAGAACTCTTTCGTAATTTTTATCTCCATTTGCAAAATCATAGAAAGTTTGTACTACTTTAGACCCTCCAAATTTTTCAGCTTCTCTTTCTTTTCCAGTAAGGGCAGTTGCGATTTTAGAAAGAAGAGGATAAACTACATAAACTGCAAGTGCCAAAGCAGCGATTTTATCTAGAGTCTCTGCCTTTGTTTTCATGTCTCCTTTGATTAAATCGTTAGCCATGTGAACAAGAGAAGCGGCTCTGCCATATTTATACCTACCAAAAGTATTGATCAAAGGAGCTCTCATCACTATTGATGCTCCTCTGGATACAAGACTTCCAGCCTTATTCCCTAGAATTCTGGAAAGCTCCTTCTCTGCAATTCTCGAAGGAACTTTATAGGGAGGCATGTGCTTTTCAGTTTCTTCGATTACTTGCTCGATACTCTCATATCTACCTTTGCTTTGGAGTTTGGCTTTCTTCTCAAGATAGGCTTGCATTTGCATCACATCGCTTAATGCCCACATGATGTGAGAAGACCCTCTGTAGGCAGCTTTGATCAACTTTGCTGGAGTGTTAAATCCAAAAGATTTAGCCAGATGAATGAGAGCCGGGTCTTTAGAAAGATTGGGAAGAAGTTTCTGATAGAAGTCTTGAGTTAGAACTCTCCCCCACTGGAGACCTGCGCCGTGCGTGAGAAATTCTCTGTACAAAGGTCCTTGTGTGAGGACCTCTCTAATTGCTATTGGAGCAGTGTCTATGAGCCTCTTCAATCCTTGGGGTGTTGCCCATCCCGTAAGACCACGTTGAGTAAACCAGTGGTCAGTAATGTTCAACAAATGAGGAATTGGATTGATAAACAAAGAGCCAATAATAAGTCTATTTGTTCCCTCCAAGAAAGCAACAACATCAGAGGGACCTTTACCAGCAAAATCATCTAGAACCTCTCTGATGCGCGGCTCAATGTACCACCCACGCAAGGCGGGATTCTGTGCTTCCTCCCATCCAAGGGGAGGAGTTCCCTTGCCAAAAGGAACGGCTATAGAATTCCACTCTGGAGAAGATTTGAGGGCATTAAGAAAATCCAACTCCCTCTCTGCTCTTCTCATTCTCTCTACAGTGTACAAGAAGTTAGCAAGAGCGTCTTTGTGGTACCTGATAGGAGTATTGGCTTCAATTTCTTTTGTCGTGGCGTCTTCTAGACGATAGCCGTTGACTTCATCCCCCCTTTTGAAAACCTTGTCTCCTTCTGCAATGAGCACAGGTTTGCCAGTTTCATCAAAGGCAAAGATGTTTTTGCCATCAACTTCCACAATTTTACGGTTGCCCTGCTCATCAACAAGAGCCATCATCTTTCTAGCTTTCAGAGCTCCGGGCTTTGCTCCAAGGGAAGTTGTTCCTTGGTACGTCCCTGCTCCAATTGGAATATCAGGATCAAATAGTCTGTTGTGAGCAGGAACAATCCTTGGGACATAAGTAGAAGCATCTACATCAGGATCAAGATTTGCATCTTTTAATTTGTTATAGATTCGTACAAGCTCTTCCCTAAGAGGAGTAATATATTTATCCCGAAGAGCTCTTTGCATCGGAGTAAGATTTGCTTGGTCTGCTTCCAAAGCGTGATAGAAATCTTCGGACGAGAGAATTTCTCTTTCCTCTTTTGGAATCTTTTTAAGAGTGTCCAAAATGGTGAGTTTGTCTTCAATTACTCTGTTTGCTAGCGCGTAGAAGGAATTAGTAACATTTTTAGCAGTAATTTCCTTAGGAAGAGCATCGTTGATCGGCTCAACTCCTCCAAAGGCGGAAGTCCTCTTTCCTTCCATAGGAACATTAGAAGAGAGTTTTTGAATGCCCTCTGTGACATCTTTTTGTTTACTTATTGCTTGATCTGCGACAGCAGCAGCAATGTCACTGATGGGAGCTCCAAATTTTTCATTGAGCTTTTCAACAATCTCTTTTGCAGACTTGCCTGCTTTAGCAAGAGTCTCTGCAAAAACTCTTGGGTCAACTACTCCTCCTTGTTCAAATCCTTTCTTTCCGACTCCGCCAAGAGCTTTTGGATCAACTTTAGGTGCCCATCTATTGATTGCCCCTTCAATCCAATTAGGATTTACGTTAGGGCCAGTGTCAATGATTTCAAACTCATTGCTTCCTGCCCCTTTGCGCTTGATAATTATTTCTCTTCCGTAAGCTCTCCTATCAACACGATCAACAGTTACAAGGGGGGTAACTTGGCCTGTTCCTTGGTCAAGAACGTACCAATCTTCTCCTTTAGCAACTTGAGAAGCAAAGCGATTAATTGCCTCTTGAGAAGCAGCACTTTCCCAAGAAGCATTCTTGGGAAGAATAGAAGTAATTGTTTCTTTTTTTATTCCGGCCGCTTCTAGCTCTCCGATGGTATTCCAAGGGCGCATTTCTCCTCCAATCGGGAAAACGCCCTTTTTGGTCAGATTGTCAAGGTGCTCATCTAGAATTTCGTGTTCTTTATTTTTCCACAGCTTATCGTCAAAGGAATGTTTTAGTTCTGCTTCTAGTTCTTTTTGAGCTTCAACGATTCCTTTAAACTCAACTGTTCTTTGAGCCTCAAGGTCAGCATAAGCACGGCTTAGATGAAGCTGCTTCATAGCATTAACGTAATCGCCGTGAAGAGGATTGGACTTCAGTTCAATCCCCTGCTCCCTGAGGAAAGCTCTTTCAGTAATCTCTAATGCTTTTTTGACTTGAGCAGAATATTCCTCAAAGGACAATTTTCCTTTAGGATCAAAAGGAGCAATTTCAAGAATCTTCCCGGAAGGAAGTTCTGGCTCTGCTTTGATTGTGACGACAGGATATGTTTCTTTGACCTCGCCAGTTGTTTTAGCAGCTTCAATAGGAGAAGCTGGTACCTTTCCTTGAGAGACAGAAGGTTCTTTGGCAGTGGAAGGAACCTCTTTATCAGGAACTTTTTTTGCTCTGAATGAAAGTCCTCTACCGGCAGCAAGAACCATCCCTGCATCTACAGCATCAGCAAGAACGGCTTTGAGATTGTCAGATTCTTTAAATACTTTGGGGGAAACTCTCTTGCCCATAGCAACGTTTGCTGTTGCTGCGGCAACATCAACTAAGGTTTCTACTCCCTTAGTAAACGCTTCTCCAAGTTTTTGAGCTGTTTTTGTTTTAAAAGTATATCCGGGAACATATTTGGAGAGCGGCCTCTCTTTCTTTGCTCTTTCGCTTCCAGCGGCGTATCCTTCTCCTTGGAGAGAGGAATAGATTCCTTCCCCAATTCTTTCAATTGCGGATGCTGCTGCTTCTGGAATGTTGAGAATTCCTCCAATAGCAAATTCTGCCACTCCTTGGAGAGGCTCCATTCCATCTTTAGACTCAATAAATTTTTCTAAAGGTTTCCCCTTCTTTTCTCTTACAGTTTGAGAAGAAGCAGGTTTCCCTTCAGACACAAAAGGAATCGTACTGAAGTCTGGAATAGAGTCTTCTTTTTGAGAGTCTTTTACAAAGGGGACTTTACTAAAATCTGGAATATCATTCATATCCAAGTTCTACTTTTTGGCCTAAATAGGATTCAAGAAGTTTTTTCACACCTTCCGGGTCTCTTCCGCGCTCAACTTCTTCTACTGCTCTTTTGATAGCTTCTTCCTGTTTTGGAGAAGGTTTAAACCCAGATGGAAGTTTTATAGAAACTCCTTTTTTGCCAGAAGAACTGCCTACATCATAGGTAGTAACAAGATCAACTCCAAAGATTTTATACTTGTCTTTTATTCCTTGAAGGTCAATGAGGTATTGATTATAGATTCTTTTTAGCTCTTCATTATATTTATTGACGTCAGTAATCACCCCATTGTTCCACATAGTGCGGAGTCTTGTTACATCAGATTGATAACGGAGACCTCTCTGTTGGATTTCTGAGTAGCCTTCCTTCATAAGTTTTTGTTGCTTGGTTTCTGCTTTGCTTTCTTCTTTATTTTGTTCTTTTTCTCTCTGCAAAGCAAGTCTCTGCTGTTCCAACAGAAGACGTTCTTGTTGATATAGATTAAGAAATTCATTTCTTTGGTTTTTCAGTTCTAGTTCCAAATTGCGAAATTCTAAAGATGCCCGATCTTTTACAGACAAAGAAGATTCTGCTTCTTGTCGAATTGCAGCATAAACGTTAGGGTCTCTAAGAAAAGCCTCTTCAGAAGGAAGGCGTGCTAAATCTTCTTCATCAATTAAACCTTCT